CGCTCCATCCCATGCCTTCATCCGGGAATACTGCAATCTTCTTTCCGCCCTGTGCGGTCACATATCCTGTTGCGCCATGGTCAACGGCGAACTTCCCGTACTCAATATCTCCGGGGTTATGGGCCTGTTGAGGGATGTTCGGACTTTCGCCCTTCGCATAGAACCCCTCAGCATTGGCAATCTTCTGCCCACGTGCGCGAGTCTCGTCAGATACTCCATTGACCTTCACTCCCAACTCTCCCGGGAGCGATAGATTGTTCCACGCCCACGTTAGTGCTTTCTTTACCGCACCTTCAGGAACATTGACTCCCTGAGAGCGTAGCCAGTTCTCAAAACGGTCTGTTGCCGCCTCAATCTGATCTCCAAGCCACTTAAAAGCGTCTCCGGCCTTGCGGATGTTGCTCTCAAACTGACTCCAATCGAACAGGCTCTCCCCCCCCTGGCCCCACTTTGAATAATCCGAAGTAAGACCCACGAACGCTGCTGCGAGGGCTGCTATGGCCGCTACAACGAGCAGGATGGGCCATGTAACTCCAATCATGGATAATGCTAGTCCAAAACACGCAAGTGATAGGGCAACCGTTGCCGCCGTCACTCCAGCAAAGAATGACAATACTGCGGTCTGGTGGGCTATGCACCAATTCAGTCCTCGCGTCAACAAATCAAACACTTTTTCAAGAATGGGTGTAACTTTTTCAAGAAGGTCATATCCAAGTTTATTGAACTGGGCGTGAAGAAGAGCAAGCTGCTCCGTCATCTCTCCGGCGCTTGCTGACTCTTTATCTGTGACAGTAAACTTGCTTGCCTTATCCAGCATTGCGAGGAATCTGCCGGGGTCTTGAAGAAGAAAGTTTGCAACATTCTCCGGCATATTAGCATGGCGGAACCATGATAACTCCCCTACGCGATTTCCCGGTCCCATTTTCTGCGCCCATTTTGCCATGTCTTTGAGCAATTCAGTTGCAGGGCGAATCTTTCCAGATGAATCGCGCAAGGCGATACCCATCTGCCCGATTACTGGAATGAGGGATGATCCCAGGCCGTTCGCAAGATTAGCGCATTCGTTTGTAAGGTATGAAATATATCCCTGCATTTCCTGCGCAGAGCCGCCCACCATCGTTGCGGCGATTCCCCACTGCGAGAGAGTTTGGACGGGTATATTCAGATTTTTAGAAAGGTAATTCAGTTGTGTATTCGTCTTTATTGCTTCCATCGTGAACTGGCGCAATGCAACAGTTCCGCCAATCAGCGCAAGGAACGCGGCCATCTTCCCGGCAAGAGAGGTAAGCTCCTCCCCTGTGCCTTTAGCCGCTTTGGATACTCCGCCAATCCCCTTACTAGCCGAGTCTCCACTTTTTTCTAGGTCTTTAAGTTTCTGGCGAACGCCGGGAGCCTTCGCATCTACATCCTTGCTATCAAGGCCCAAAGTTACGATCAAACTGTCAATAACTGTGGGCATGGCCTATTCCCTCTCGTTCGCTGAATCTACGGCGCATATTTCAAGAAGATTATGGGCATCCTCCTCGCCATAGATCGTTTGCAGTTCATGAAGCGTTGCCAATCTCCGCCCAACTATGACCCCGATGATCTTGGGGACATTCGCGTACCCGGCTTGTGCTTTAGCGCCCCCAGCGTGATGCCGAGCGATTTCGAGAGGCCGGCGGCGAGAGAAAAATCCAGGTGAAGTTTCAGTACCTCCCACTTGAGCGTGAGAAGTGTTTCCACTTCCTCGACCTGACTCTCAAAAAGCGGGTATCCAACCTTGACCTGTGGCTTCTGGAGATTCGGAACAAACTCAACGCACTCCATCAATTCGGCGAGTAGCGGCCTGATTGCAGTAGAGGAAATGGCGAACAGCTTTTTCAGTCCGATTTCTGCAAGCGCCGCCATGCCCAACTCTAAAGCTCCGTCGGGAATCTCCACGTTAGCCGCTCCAAGAGCAAGCATCACACGGATTGCCCAATCCTCAGCTTTCGTCGCTGGCATTTCAGTGAGCAGAAAAGATTTTCCCTTGTCTCTGCCCTCCGAGTCTACCGTGTACGTCGATGTTTTGCGCATGATCTCCTTACCTCACTTACACGATGGACGGGATAATAGAACCCCAATTGATAGAGAACTCGCGGGGGGTGAGTACCTTCCCGGCTGACGGAACAGCGTTGTAATCCTCCAGTGTTCCCTTATTGCAAACGTAGGCTTCGCCGGTTGCGGGCAACAGAATGACGGCGCTTAGATACAGCACGTCACGCATTGCAAGCTGAGCGGCATAGATAGCCTCGAAGTATTTCACGCTGGGGGAGTCGGCTTGAAAGGATATGGTCTGCTTGATGGCGTTGAATACCAAGCCCGCCGTCTTGCGCCCATCCACGCCAATCTGCGTCTCGGTGACGACAACAGCGGCGGTGTCCCATGCCTTGTCAGCCGAGTATCCCTGCAACTGCACAGGCGTAGGAAACAGGCCCGCCACAGTGATAGTGAATACAGAATTTGCGGAAGTGATTGTACTCGCTCCGCCTGTCAGAGAATTTAGGAATCCGCCCATACTTCACCCCTTGAAAACAGATTTACAGAATGTCCACACTCGACATACTAAATTGCTGGACCGCGCCGCCGTCTGCATACCACAGATTGATGATTGGAGTTTGCCTTGCGTTCCTCGCAGCCGCCCCCGGATCAAGAATCTGCAAGTAGTAGCCATTGGACTGAATTGTTCCGGCCACGCTTGCACCGGCAGCGTTGTTGACCTCTGCCGCCTGCGCCGAAGAAAGGCTCACGCCCGTCTGAATGACGCCATTGTTGAGCGCGTTGTTGATTGGGCCGTCGTAAGTGACCCCTCCATTCGCGGTTGCCTGCCCCACCAGCGCGGCGCGAATGAGGCCGTATCCGGTCGGGTCATAGGGAATGTCGTTGACTGTCGTGTACAGATTGAGCAATGCAAGTTGAAGCTGTGCGCTCAACCAGATTTGATCGATGTACTGGTCAGCCCACGGGAAGCTCCCCGGCATATTGCCATCCGAGAAGAACGTGAAACCCGCGTTGCGCGATGCAAATGCCCCGTAGGAACTGTACCCATTCGCCAAAAGGTTCTGATACGTCTGGAGGTTTGCGCACGTCGGGAGAACAGCAGCAGATTGCGCAGACTTCCCAGCCAGCGTGATGCGTCCATTGGTTTGCGAGAAATTGATGGATGCAATCATGCCTCCGACGAAGGCTGCAACATTAAGCACCAAGGGGGCAAGCGAACCAATCGCCGGGTCACCACCGACGCACATCACGCCGTTGACATGATTTGCTTTGGCCCAAACACCAAAGGTTCCAGCCCCGCCGCTTACGCTTGCATTCGAGTCGGAGTCCCAACACGCCCAAAGAACCTCATCATCCTGCTCACTGAACCACGCAGCAAACAGTTTCTTGTCAGCAAGGTCCGGCTCAAATAAAGTCACCATCGTAGCCCAGTTCTGCGAAAGTCCCCACACCCTTGTCATGGCAACGGATGGAGTATCAACATCGGCACCCTGCGAAAGAACCGCGCCCGCTGCTGCTGTGGTCAGAAGATCGTCGGCAATCGTTCCGGTCCCGAAAGTGATTGTAGAAAGGAGTCCAGTGGAATTGCTGGTGAAAACGAATTGGCTCGACACTGAACTCCAGGAGACCGCAAAATTAGGCGTGGTGAAAGCTGCTTGTATTGCCGCCGCCATCAGACTTTGACTTGCCACACCCGTTAAGCTAATCGAGGACGATGTAATCGCTGTACCGTTTACGGTCAAGGTAAGTACACCCGTGATAGCCTGCATTTCGGCAAGACTGTAGTGAGCGAAGCTACCCGATGTCAATGTTGCAGCACGAGCCGCTGTCCCGTTATAGGAAGCGAACAGAAGCGCCGATGGAAGCTGCGTACCATTCACCATGCCCGCGAAATAGATAGACGCATAGGCATACTCTGCGGATGACGGACCGAAGAAGTTAGAGACAGATTGTGCGCTGGCAAAGCTCAAAACCGTGCCGGTTGGCATAAGTACGTTCTCTGTCAGCACAAGGCCGTTCATCACTAGGCCCGCGCCACCGGGACTGAGGACGCCTGGAATTACATTTGCGATAACACTCGCCGGAATCGTCATAAATTCTCCTTAAACGTCTGCACCTTTGATGGTGTTCATTTCCAAAGTATCTGCCGACTGTAACGGAACAACCACAATCGGATTATACTGCAAATTCATCGTGAGTTCCCACCTGCGTTCATACTGCTCCTCACCCGTGACCAGCGGAACTTCGCGTCCATCGTCACAGTAAAGCGGAGCAATACCTACGGGAAATTGTGCCGTTGCGTAAGATGTACGCCAAACCGTCTTGATTGCCGCACACCAATCGCCAGCCGATGCGCCGTAAAAGTCAGCTTGAATCATTATGCGCTTAGGTCCGATAATGTCACTCTGAAAGTTCACGCCGTCGTATGTGGAGCGAGGAACTTCAAGATCAACAGATGAAATCTCAGTCAACTCGACAAAGCTCCCAACCGGCATTGCAACCCGGTTCACCTGAGCGCGTACAACTTCCGCAGTCCCCACGAATGGCTGTATGAACGCACCGAGCGCATCAAACACGGAGTCCAACGCAATTGAGGACACGTATTGAATCGGGGCGCTCATCAGTTCACATCCTGTAGCTGAATTGCGCAGCGTGACCACAGAGGCCATTGCTCTAGTACGGCCACGGTAAGCCACGTCTGCGTTCCAATAATCACAATGTCTCCGCCCTGCGAGTTGACGCGCACAATGGCGTTCAGTGGCCCGCGAAGGATGATTGACTTGGTGGCCCCTTGGATATTCAGGCCGTCAAGATGGCGAAGATCGGCGGCAGTGAGCGCCTGGACTTGCGCGAATCCAGTGACCGGAGACTCGTAGGCAGGAATCTGCTTGAGGCCTGGTCCAACCGTGTACCCGATAGAGGCTTTTACAGTCACAGAGATGTTCTGGTTCACTGTGTCGCTCACCGTGTTTGCTATTCCACGCAGGTCCATTACTCTCTCGCCTCATACTCTCCGCTGGTTCTGTTGAGTACCATCACGTCGCCTTGGCTGACTCGGTATCCTGTGCTGTTGAGCATATCTGCTGTCCAG